CGTATTTCTGCTGGTTAAGCGCCACATTAGAAAGGGCTTTGCGGACCGCGCCTTCGTTTACGAGGTGCCTGTTTTCTAACTGCATGCGGTTTAACGCCAGCTGAGCCGGCAAAGAAAGCACGCCCCGCAAGCTGTTCGAAAGCGCGTTTACGCCATTATTTGATAACGTAAATCTCATTATTTCCTCCACCCAAGCAGCGCAGGAACGCCCGTGAAGAACTTAGATATACCGCCGGATGTCGCCGCGACTCTTGGTGCAGCCATCGTTTTTGCAACAGAAGGCGCCAGAAGCCCCGATGAGTACGCAGAACTTGCCGCGGGTGTAAGGACTCCGCCTCCGATAGCCTCAGAGGCCGCAGGCGTAATTCCGTTTGCTACAGAGGTTGCGCCTAATCCGGTTTCCACTCCGGTTGTGGCTGCTGTAGCGGGTGCGGCCGCCGCAAGCCCCGCTCCCATCATCAATGCCGAACCCAAGGCGCCTGCCAGTTGTCCTCCAACCTTCCAGCCTTGCTGTCCATTGGCCGCGGCCTGAGCTCGCAGCTGCGCAACTCGGTTGTTGCCGTTATTAAAGTTGTTGAGTAAGTTGATTCGGTTCGTTAGATCGGCAACGTTAAATCCTTCTTGCTGTCGAAGCCGTTGAGCAGATGTCACGTTGCCCATCATTTGAGCGAGATTTCGAATATCTTCTAAGGACTGAGCGTTTTGCTTAGCTCGGCTCGTTTCGTAATCGCTGGATACGTCGCCCGTGGTCCCTTTCTCAGAGTTGCGAACAATCTGAGCGTCGGAAACTGCTGTTCCTACGTTGTCCTTGGTCTGCTCAGCCAGTTCTTCCTGAGCCTTAACGCGGCTGTCTGTTTCGAACTCTGGCAACGCTTTTAATAATTCATCTTGAACTTTGTCGGTGTTCTTTCCGCTCTCTGCGAGCGCAGTCGTCAAAATTGAGTTGGCCTGACGGGTTGCCTTACTGTTACCGTAGGCGCTCGCCGCCGTTCCTGCCGCGGCTAATGCCGCTCCGACCCACATGGCCGCCGTTACGAAACTCATTTATTTCTCCTCGTGGTTAGAAGCGAGGCCTCTTCTGTCGCCTCGTCTTCCGCCTCTTTTACAGTCTTTGCCTGCGTCGCAAAGGAGGCGGTGACATATGTATCGGTTAATGCGCAAATAATTTGTTTGCGACCCGCCTCTGCTTTAAAAGTCGCGAAACCCTTTACTTCGGCCGCCTCATCGCCCAGATTCAAAATGCAGTCGCCATAGAGCTGGAGAATCGTCGGAACCTTAAGCAGTGCGCCCGTGATCACGACCCCGGCTGGAATGCGGATTGACCTGGAATAAATGCCTGCATGCAGAACGGACTCAACCTGAATTGCCGTCTGAGGCCCTTTCATCAGAAGCGACTCAAAGCGCCGTACTTTTTCCAGAGATTCTTTTGAGAGTGCCGGCACTTTAATTTCCGGTAAAGACAAACTCTTTTGCATCGATTACGAACCTGCGTAAGACGAGTGAGTGTCGGAAACGCCCGTATTCTGTTGACCGTACAAGCCTCTAAGCGCGGCATTCTGGCCTGAGATTTGCTTGGCCGCGTTGTTAAAGAGATAGGCATTGGTCAAGTCGTTAAAGAGCTGGCCGACCTGAGCGATCGCTTGGTCCGCGGCACCTTGATTGATATTGTTTGCCAACTGAGCATTGGCCATAGATCCCACGTCAGATCCGCTGATGCCGGTCTGAGCAAGCTGTAAAAGATTCTGTTTTGTTGCCTCGTCGCTGACTCTGAGCTTTGCGGCCGCGTCATCTGCAATGCCTGACGCATTCAGCAGGCCTTTGTTCGTGCGTCTATCAAGTTCGGCGTTAGAATCGACGTCAACCGACCCACCCAGTAATCCGTTGCGGGCCAGTGCAAATCTATTAGCGCGCTCGGCATCTTGTGCCTGACGGTTTACTTCGTCCGTATTCAGTTTATAAACCGCGTCACGGTGCTGACGGTAAAGTGAATCCCGATTCGCATTATTGAAAATGTTGTTGATGGTGTCAGTCGCCTCTTTGATTTTCTTCTGGCGCAGCTGTTCTTGCTCCATCGAGTACTTCGCGTAACGGTCACTCGACTTAGAGCCGCCTTTGCCGTACTTGACGAATAACGCAGGCCCTTCCAAAAAAGCGGCGTGCTCGGCCAAAAAATTCTGTAGTTCAACGCTAATCATGAAATCGGTCTCCTCACTGTTCGGTAAATCTCTCTGAATCCTGCGGGTGCCAGTAATCTCTCCATCGCCGGAGAAACCTCGGCCTGCATGTCGCTGGCTCCGCACGCCCGCCAATACTCAAATAGGTATTTTCTGTAGTACTCGAAACACTGAAGAATTTTTTTGCCGCCGACGGCGCAAATATTTACTACCGTTTTTCGCGGGTAAACCAAAAACTCAAACACGCAGATAAAAATCGGGAGGTTATCTTCATAAACGAGGAAGGCACTCATGCGATCGTGAGCAATAAGTTCCTTGATGTCGCTTGTTTCGTATTCGCCATGGACAGCATTTTTTACGCAGCGCTCAACAAGCGACGCGGTATCCGGCCAGAATCGCTCTATGTTGCCGCTTCTAATTACTTCAATATGAAAAGTCATAGGGGCCCCAGAACGTCAAAGTAGATTGTTAGTGCATCGAGTCGGAACTTTTTCTTTGTGAAATTCCGGATTCGAAAAGAAAATGCCGTGCCCATGCACTCAATCGGAATCAGTCCGCCCGGGCGTGTATTGCCGTCTATGTGGACTTCTGGCGTATAAGCGTCACGGTCTCGCTCGTCGTAGCCTACTGCCAGCTCACACTCTCCTTCGCATACGACATCTACACCGTAAATTCTCTTCAGCTCTCCAGGCTTCTTAAGGTCCATGTACGGTATTTCTATAAATACCTCGAAGGCCTCGCCGTCGTCCGTGTATGACTCTTCGTCCAGTCGGAAAACCTCGTTTCCGCATCGAATGTACATTTCTTGTCCCAGCTGAGCGACAGAATCAACGCGCTCATTTAAGAGGTACTGCGACCACGCTGAGATTTTTGACGTGCGGGACAGCGAATAAACAAAAAGGTGTTTGCCCAGGCAGCATACGTACTGACCCGTTCCATAAAAGTAGAAGGACTGAGGAACCGCGTCGGTTTCTTTAAGGCGCGAGCGAACAAGTGAGTCAATCGGAGAGCCGACGTCAACATCGGCCAGGTTGTCCGTGTATGCGAGCGTTGTAATGGAACGGAAACCGTAGTCCGAGAGAAAGTATAGGTCACCGGAAACTGTCGCCACAGTTTTCGGGAAAGAGGTTCCGACGTTCTCTACACGGTCGGCCATTCCCATCGCGTTTGGATCAGGATCAGTGCTCCAGATTTGGGCGTTGTCGCGGCTCAGTACAACCAATTTGTTCTGATAGATCCCAAGAGCGTTGGCTGTTTTTTCACCCGTTGCGTTCAGCCCCGTCGGCAGAAAACCGGCATCGTTTGCAGAGGTCCAATCTCGGCAATTGCCGGTAGCACTAAATCGGACGGTATCGCCACGCGTGCCGACAGCAAATATTTTTGAATCCAGTTTTAGGACCGCTTTGGAATGCGGGCAGTTTTGATCCGTAATCAGCGTTGAAGTGCCGTCCAAATAATGGTGTTTAGTTTGCCCGTTAGCATGAGTCACCGCCACATAGATATATCCGTTAAATGCGTCGGCAAAATGCACGTCTGTCACGGCCGAGTTGTCGTTATAGAGGCGGTTAGCCTTGAAAAGCGTGTTGGCGTGATTGATCTCAGAGGATCCGCAATAGAACGTATTTAATTTGCCGTTATAAGCAAAGAGCCCTTTTGTGCCCGGCTCAAGGTCTGCCACCTTGGTGAGGCCTTGTCTTTTGGAAATTGCCAAGCCCGTCGTGACGTAACCGTTTTTTAATTCCTGAAGGCGGTTTGCGTCAGATACAGCCGGCCCTTTCCTTAGGTCAATTCCCAGATCAAATTTGGTGAATGAAATAATCGGCATGGGAACTCCTATTCGTAGAAGCGAGCCCGATCAATGCCGTCAGCCCCTCGTTCAACAAACCAGCCCTTGCGTCCTACAGAAGGGCTTCCATAATTCGTTTTGAAAACGTGTTTCCCACGCTCGACCTTGAGTAATTGATCAAAGGAAGTGGCTGCCGCCTGGTAGTCCGGATGCCGATAGTGCGCCTTGGCCTGAGCTAACGCATAGAGAAACACGAGCCTAGATGGCACGGACGGAACGTCTGTGTCACGCTCAAAGCGCCGCTTTCCGGACAGATATTCGAGCACTAGTTCGTAGTTATCTGAGTCAGGAGCAGGCCATAGCTCTATCTGGCCGTCATACCAATCCCAGCGAACAGGGCGTTCAGGTTCGTCCTCAGAAGAGCGAATGCCGTCATCAATGCCGTAGAGAAGCGAATAGCGTTCATTGCCGTCAGCGATCCAGAAGCGAGAGATTGTCGACGGCTCAATGTCCTCGTCGAGGATGTCGTCATGACAGTCGTAGAGTTTCGATTTCTTAGCAAGCTTGATTCTGGCAACTCGCTTAGTGCGGGGGTGTTCCAGCTCTTCGTAAATATAATCGTGCGCTTCCTGCAGAAAGCTCCTCATGATCGGATCGTTGTTGTGGGAAGCGGGTCCCTGCGTTACAAATCCGAGCCGCGCCTTTAATTCCGTCATTAAAGAGCCAAGATTTTTCGTTTCGGCCATTACTCAGTCTCCAGTTTGATTTGCAGTTGTCCATTGCTCACAATCAGCCGAGCGGACACGGCCGTTTTTCCCACCAAGCTTTTGCGTACAACGTTTGTGTCGATTGATGTAATCAGGCCGTCCTTCCCAGGGTCTCCTTTCTGCCCAGGATCGCCTTTGACGCCAGGGTCTCCTTTCTGACCAGGATCACCTTTTTCTCCCGGATCTCCTTTTTGCCCAGGGTCTCCTTTCTCGCCTTTGCCAAATTGAACGCCATTGCTCCAATCCCCGACGGTATCGGACAGTTTCCAATACAGTTTCCCTTGGTCTGTCGCTAAGAAAGAAAACCCTGCAGCTCTATCGTTGTAGAGCGCTCGGTATGACATAGGGCGTTGCACGTCCGCTGAAAAGGACGGGCCGACGGGGCCAGGATCGCCCTTCTCGCCTTTTTCTCCCGGATCCCCTTTTTGCCCAGGATCTCCTTTTGCCCCTTTGAGTTCGGCCTTTAACGTCGCCTTGAGTTCTGCGGAAACTTGGTTCGATCCCAGAATTCCTTCTTTTACCGTCCCGTCGTCGTTCAGAATGCTGCCGAGATTTGTTCTGAGGCCGTTGATGCTTTCGCTCACGCTGTCGAGTTCTTGATTGACTGCGTTGTGATCAGTCGCGTTTGCCGCGTCATTTGTGAAATCTTTGACGCGCTCGTATTTTTTCGCTAGTTGCGGCATTGAGTTCTCCTATGAATCTCATTGATTTTCGAAGAGGACCGCGCGGGCAAAGAGAAAAAATGCTGATGAAAATCCCCTCGAAGTGAGGGGCGGAGCGGTTAGGGCTTGGCGGGGAAGAATCGCCTCATTACGTTTACCATAGTGTCGTCGTTATCCGTTGTAAGGCTCAGCGCAACTGCATTTTCAAAATTAGGCATAGCCTATGTCGTGAGAAGTTTCCAT